ACGGCTGGCGCCACTACCGCCAACGGGATCCTGGACATGCCCAGCCAGGTGATCAGCGATGGGATGGTGCTCACCACCGACTACACGCTGACCGCCAGAACCTCCGCATTTGGCAGTCTCATCCGCGGCGACTCGATCACTGTGGATGGGACTGCTTACACCGTCCGCGAGACGATGTTGATTGACGACGGCAAGTTCGTTCAGCTCGGGATTCAGAAGACATGAGCGGTCCCTTCAAGGTCAACACACGTAGCCAGTGGGCAGCACAGAATCCTGTGCTGATGGCAGGAGAGCCTGGCCTTGAAAGTCAGACCGGCAGCCTGAAGATTGGTGATGGCAGGACAACGTGGAACACGCTGCCGTATTTCAGCAGTCCCGCGAACTGGGGTTCGTTCTGGGATTCAACGTCTCAAACGGCTACGGCAAATACGCCGACGCCGATCCTGTTGCGGAAGAACGATCTAGACAACCGTGGCATCAAGGTGATCTCGGATAGCCGGATCACGGTTGACCATCCGGGGATCTACAGCTTCACGTTTTCAATTCAGTTCAGCAATACCGACGCGCAGATTCACGACATCAACGTGTGGCTCCGCAAGAACGACAGCGGCGCCAGCGGTGATGTGGTTGACAGCGATAGCAGGTTCAGCATCATCGCCAGGCATGGCGGCATCGACGGCAATGTGATCGGGACGGTGAACTTTGTGCTCAAGCTGGCGGCGGCGGATTACATCGAGCTGATCTGGGCGACCAGCAACGCAGCCGCTTACATTCATGCGGAGGCAGCCGAGACCAGTCCGTTCGCGCATCCGGGGATTCCGGGCATCATTTGCACAGTGGTGCAGGTGGCATCAGCATGACAACGAAGCGCGAGTCGATCTTGGCTGGTATCCGCACGGCGCTGACAGGCACCACTGGCGTGAGCACGCGCATCTACCGCAGCAGAGTGGAACCGCTGGCTAGGGGCGAGCTGCCGGCGATTGTGGTCGAGCCGATCAATGATGTGTGCGTGCAGTTGACCAGCACCCCGACGCTGGATTGGACGCTCACCGTGCGCGTTGCAGTGATCGTGCGTGGCAACATCCCTGATCAGGTGGCTGATCCGATTGTGGAGAGTTTGCACGCGAAAGTGATGGCAGATCTGACGGTCGGAGGCCATGCCTACGACGTGCAACCGACTGGAGTTAGCTTCGATATGCAGGAGGCAGACCAGCCATCTGGTGTGATCTCCTGCGACTACGTGGTGAAGTATCGGACTCGAGTCGCTAATTTGGCGCAGAGTCCGTAGTAGCTACGATGATGGACGAATACAAAGGCCAGGGCGGCAGCTATCTGGTCGACAAGAAAACCGGCAAGCGAAAGCTCGTCGAGCGGACCCAGCCGGCTCCCCACCCCCAACCCGAGGTAGCCACCAATGGCCTCAGTTCTGACACGCCGGCGTCTGATCCTGGCGAAGATTGAAACCACCTACGCCACTGACTCCAGCCCAACCGGCTCGAGCAATGCCATCTTGGTGCGCAACCTCGAGATCCAGCCGCTGGTCGCTGAGACCGTAAATCGCGACCTGGTGCGTCCTTACATGGGGCAAGCCGATCAACTGCTGGCGCAGACCCGGGTCGAGGTGACCTTCGAGGTAGAGCTGGCTGGCTCCGGCACTGCTGGGACCGCTCCTGCCTATGGTCCGGTGCTGCGTAGCTGCGGCCTGTCTGAGACGCTGGTGACTAGCACCAGCGCCACCTACGCGCCCGAGAGCAGCGGCTTCGAGAGCTGCACTATCCACTACCACGAGGATGGCATCCGCCACAAGCTGACCGGCTGCCGCGGAAGTTTCGAGATCAACGGCGAAGTGGGTCAAATCCCGGTGATCAGCTTCACCATGACGGGCATCTACAACGCCCCGACCGATGAGACGCTGCCCACCCCGACCTACGCCAACCAGGCCACCCCGCTGATCTTCAAGCAGGGCAACACCACCAACTTCACCGCCTTCTCCTACAGCGGCTGCCTGCAGAGCTACAACTTCAGCATGGCCAACGACGTGATCTATCGCGAGCTGGTCGGCTGCGCGAAGGAGATCATGATCACCAACCGGGCGCCCAGCGGCACCATCGTGATCGAAGCTCCGACCATCACGGCCAAGGACTTCTTCACGATCGCCACCGGCAGCAGTACCGGCAGCATCACCTTCCAGCACGGCACGACCGGCGGCAACATCGCCACGGTGACCACTGCTCAGTCCGACCTGGGCAACCTGACCTATTCGGATCAGGATGGCGTGCAGATGCTGAATATGCCGTTTATTGCGGTTCCGACCAGTTCGGGCAATGATGAGTTCAGTCTCGTTTACACCTGATCTTGGCTTTTGTTCTTAAGCAGTCGGACACCTACTCGTGGCCGATCGCATTTGATATCCCCGTCGACGGTGGCCGTATGCAACGGCAGACCTTCGACGGGGAGTTTCGTCGGTTGAGCCAGTCCCGCATCACGGAGATCGGCGCCCAAATCAAGACCGAGGAGATCACCGATGCTGACCTCGCAGCCGAGGTGCTGGTCGGCTGGTCTGGTGTGACTGATGGCGATGGCAAGGATGTGCCCTTCAGCCAGAAAGCACTGGAGCAGTTGCTCGATGTGCCGATGCTGGCGAGCGCGATCACGGTGGCCTACTTCGAGAGCCTGCAGGGAGCTAAGCGAAAAAACTGATCGAGGCCGCTGAGCATTGGGCAGGCGGTGGCGTTGTGGACGAAACCGCCGACGATGCCGCGGCCTTCGGCTTCGATCTGCCGGATCTGCCACCGCCACCGGATGAAGACTTTGGGATCCTGCCGGAGAACTGGCTGGTGGTCGAGATGTTCCTGCGTGTGCAGACGCAGTGGCGCACCACGATGAGTGGCGTGATCGGATTGGACTATGCAGCGGTGCGTTGGCTGTTTAAGCTGTACGACGTAGAGGAACCGCGTGCGCTGCTGGAGGATCTTCAAGTGATGGAGGCCGCAGCAATGACGGTGATCAATAAGCAGGGGGCATAGCCATGGCAATGAACATGGAGGCCATGCTGAAGATCACCGCCAACGTGGCGGGTGAGAACAATATCCGGCGGCTTGGCAACTCGATGCAAGGCCTCGAGGGGCGCATCAAGAACGCCAGCATGGCGACCAACCTGCTCTACACCGGCCTCAAGAGTTTGGCCGCTGTGGCAGTTACTGGCGGTGTGGTGGCGTTGGCGAAGTCGGCGATCGACTTGGCAGACGATATGCGCGACCTGTCGCAGCGCACTGGCGTCGGTGTGGAGACGCTGGGGCAGTTCAAGGTGGCAGCCGAGCTATCGGGTAGCAGCCTCGAGGGCGTGGCGAAGGGACTGACCTTCCTGAACAAGAACATGGTGGCTGCGGCCACTGGCGCAGAGGGCGCCGCTGCTGCGTTTAAGACCGTTGGCGTTGCCACCACCGAGGCCGATGGCACGCTGCGTAGCGCCGACAAGGTATTCCTCGATGTAGCTGATCGCTTTGCTCAGTTGCGTGATGGACCGGAAAAGGCTGCACTGGCGATCAAGATCTTCGGCAAAGCTGGTGCCGAGCTGATCCCGATCCTGAATCTCGGCAGTAAAGAGATCCAGCGTTTTGGCCTCGGCATCGGTCCCGACTTCGCCGACAAAGCTGATGCGTTTAACGATCAGCTCGGGATCATGAAAGCACAGACCACTGTGCTAACCGTGCAGATCGGTTCAGCGTTGCTGCCGGTGATGAGTGGGTTGGTGAGCATCATTGGAGATGTAGTCAAAGCAATCGGCGATCTCGCGAAGGACTTCTATGTGGCGATCGGTGGCATGGCCGGATTGACTGAAGCCACAAAGATTCTCACAAAGACGTTGCTGGTTTTTGGCGGCGTTGCTGCTGGTGTTTTTATCGTCTCGAACGTGGTGGCATTTGGCGGTGCGTTGCGTACGGTGATTAAGTTCAGCAGAGAGTTGCTGGATATTGAAAAACGGATGCTGCTGCTGCAAACAGCACGGGCAGCTATTCAAGGCATTTTGACCGGAGCTGGTGCGGGAGCCACTAAGGGCGCAACGCCAGCTCAGAAGATTATTGGTGGTGTTGCGGGTGCAGGTGCTGGCATTGCTGCATTAATAGCGGTCAACAAACTGATCGACGAATCAGTCAACAAAATGATGCGGACCATTGATGCGGCTTCCAATAGAGCGACCAGGGCAACAACACCACCCGGCACTACTCCGGATCTAAGCGGCCTGCGCACTGGTGCCGGCACAAAGCCGAAGAAAGCAGAGGAGATGAGCCAGAAGCTGTATCAGCTTGAGCTGGACCTGCTTGAGGCGCAGCGGAAGGAAAACGAAACACAGGTTGCTTCGATTAAGTACGAGATCGCTCAGCAAAAGTTTGCAGAAAGCAAACTGAAAAACCGCAACGATCTGGTCGAGCTGGCCAAGGCAGAACGGCAATACATGGAAGACATTGCCGACATAGCGACGAAGACAGGCGCCGCTGTTGCGCAGGACTTTATCAAGCGCAACCAACTGCAGGAGGATTACAAGCGCACTGTGGAAGAGCTGCAGATCAAAGCTGGCCTGATCACCGGCGACAAGCTCAAGCAGGTCGAGATCGATCGCGAACTGCAAACGATCCTCGAGCGCCTGCCTGGTCTGACTCAGGCGCAGATCGACAAGCTGAAGGAGCTGGTGGCAGCCAGCAAGCAGGTGAAGGATGGCTTCGGAGATACCTTCGGCGAAAGTCTTAGGCAGTATTACGACAGCCTCAAGAACTTCGGCGGACAGGTTGCCGATTCAGTCAAGGGCGCCTTCCAAGGTCTAGAGGATCAACTAACCAGCTTCGTCACCACCGGCAAGGCAAACTTCACTGATCTGGCCAACAGCATCATCGCCGACATTGCTCGCATTGCGATCCGGCAGGCCATCATCAGGCCGCTGGTGGGCGGCATCTTCGATATCTTCAATATCAAGCCGAGCGCCATGGGCAACGTCTTCGCCCAGAACGGCATCCAGAAGTTCGCCCGTGGCGGCATCGTCGACAAGCCGACGATGTTCCCCTTCGCCAAGGGCATCGGCCTAATGGGTGAGGCCGGACCTGAGGCGATCATGCCATTGCGCCGCGGCCGTGATGGCCGGCTTGGAGTACAGGCCACCAACGGTGGCGGTGGTGTGAGCGTGGTGGTGAATGTTGACGCCAGCGGCACCAGCGTCCAAGGTGATAACGCCAAGGGCGCCGAGTTCGGCCGGGCAATTAGCGAAGCCGTCAAGAATGAGATCGTGATCCAGAAGCGCCCAGGAGGCTTGCTCAACTAATGGCCACCTTCTCCTACACGCCCAGCTTCGAGGCCACTGAGATCAGCAAGCCGAGGGTGGTCACCTTCGAAGCAGGTGATGGCTACCAGCATCGCGTCGGCTTCGGCCTGCACCGCAATGGCAAGGAGTGGCAGCTCAACTTTTTAAACCGCACCGACACCGAGCGCGACAACATCACGGCCTTCTTGGATGCCCGAGCTGGCGTCGAGAGCTTCGACTGGACCCCGCCTAGCGGCACTGCTGGCAAGTACATCTGCAGGGAGTGGCAGACCACGCTGCGCTCCTGCAACTTCAATAACATCACTGCCACCTTCATAGAGGTGTTCGAGCCGTAGCCATGGCGATACCCGTCTCAGAGCTACAGAAGATCGCGCCGAGCAGCATCATCGAGTTATTCGAGCTGCAGCTTGTCACTGCGCTGCATGGCAGCAACACGGTGTACCGCTTCCACGCCGGCAGCAACATGGATGCCAACGGTGAGCTGGTCTGGAACAGCAACAACTATCAGCGGTTCCCGGTCGAGGCCGAAGGATTTGAATACACAGGCACCGGCAGCCTGCCGCGGCCGAAGATCAAGGTGAGCAACATCCTCGGCAGCATCACCACGATCCTCGCGACAGTCAATGCGACCACTGCCGGCAATGATCTGACAGGGGCAACGCTGACCAGGATCCGCACCATGGCGCGCTACATCGATGGCGCCAACTTCACCGGCGGAACCAACCCATACGGCACGCCGGACCCGACCGCTGAGTTCCCGCGGGAGGTCTACAAGATCGCGCGCAAATCATCCGAGAGCCGGCAGATAGTGGAGTTCGAGCTGGCCGCGGCGTTCGACTTGGTAGGTGTGCGGGCACCGAAGCGGCAGTGTATCGCCAACATTTGCCAATGGGTCTACCGCTCGACAGAGTGCGGCTATACCGGCAGCAACTACTTCAGCGTCAACGACGAGCCTGTAAGCGGTTTGGACAATGACGTGTGTGGCAAGCGCCTGACCAGTTGTAAATTGCGGTTTGGGGCAACCTCTGAACTGCCCTATGGCAGCTTCCCTGGCATTGGCGCCTACACCGTATGAGCTGGAAAACTGACGCGCTCAAACACGCCAAGCAGGAAGATCCGCGTGAGGCTTGCGGCTTGGTGGTCGTTATCAAAGGCCGTCGTCGGTATTGGCCTTGCCGCAATCTGGATCAAGACGGCACACAATTTGTCCTCTCTCCTGAGGACTACGCTGCTGCGGAGGATGCTGGCGAGGTGGTGGCCATCTTCCATAGCCATCCGGTCACACCGCCGGCGCCCAGCCAGCCGGACCTGATCAGCATCGAGGCTACCGGCTTGCCGTGGTACATCGTCAACCCGAAGACCGAAGCCTGGTCTGAAACGCATCCCACTGGCTACAAGGCACCACTGATTGGTCGGAGCTGGGTGTGGGATGTGAGCGACTGCTGGACGTTGGTGCGTGACTGGTATGGCGAGCACGGCATCGATCTGCCGGATTGGGATCGCCCGGCCACCCATGCGGATTTCGAGGTGCAGCCGCTATTCGATGGTTTCTGGAAGGATGCTGGCTTCTATCAACTGCCGGAGGAGGAGCCGTTGCAATTTGGCGATGGCCTGCTGATGAACATCGAAGGCCGTGGCCTCAACCACTGCGGTGTGTATATCGGTGATCAGTTGGTGCTGCACCATCTCCGCGGTCGCCTCTCGAGCCGTGATCTGTACGGCGGTTGGCTGCAAAATTGCACCGGCCGTAGACTTCGCCATCGCGACGCCGATAAACTGACCGAAGGCTGAGAACTGCCATGCTGCGCGAGATCCGAGTGTATGGGCAGCTAGCCAAGTTCCTCGGACGGCGCAAGTTCATGGCGGCCGTTGATAGTGCAGCAGAGGCGATCCGATTCCTGCTGGCCAACTATCCGCAGGTCGAGCGGCACATGTGCCAAGACGGTCGGCATTACCGCGTGATGGTTGGCGATCATGCCGCAGGAATGGAGGAACTGCACGGACCTGCTGGCAGCAATGCGATCAAGATCATTCCGGTGATCGGCGGTGCTGGTGGTGGTGTGGGGCAGATCCTTGCTGGCGTTGCTTTGGTCGCTGCAGCGATCTTCATCCCTGGCCTTGGCCTTGGCCTTGCTGGTGCCACCGTCACCAAGATCGGTCTGCTCGGTGGTGCTCTGATCCTGGGCGGCATCTCGCAGGCGCTGACGCCAACCCCAACGCTGGCCAGCTCTGGCACCTATAGCGGATCGCAGGGCACCACCAACACCGAGATGGATCCGCAGAAGTCCTATAGCTTCAGCGGGATTCAGAACACCAGCCGAGCTGGGGTGCCGCTGCCCCTAGCGTTCGGTGAGGTGATCTGCGGCTCCGTGGTGATCTCGGCCGGCATCGACACCGTGCAGATAGAAGCATGAGCGAACT